AAACAATGCATTTAGCTTTTCTTTACGTTCTTCGCAATTGCAATCATCACCCATTATCCATTTGGCAACTTTAGCCACCCCTGTAGCCTCTAATACATTCTCAACAGTGTCACCTAGACCTTCTGCTTTCTTTTTTGTTGTTCGTTTTTCCATTGTTTATTTTTTAAAGTATTCTTTACTTAATTCTGCTAAGTCATTTCTCAGCATTTCGTTTTCTGCTCTGAGCTTTTTGTTAATTTTCTCCTGGTCACAAAAAAGTCTGTAATTATCTTTGGATCTTTCAACTCGTCTTTCTAACTCAGCTTCTAAAATTTCAAATATATTTTTAAATATCATATTTATTTTATTAGTTCAAAATCTTTATTTAAATAGTCCTGATAGTCATCTCCTACTGCTTCCTGTAGTCTTTTCTTACATCTCTTTAACGTGTGGAAGATAGAAGTGTAATGTATATTCGTTGCTTCTGCTATTTCTCGCATTGATAGTTCCGTTTTTCTGTACAAATCAAATAACATCTTGTCGTAGTGATGCCACTTCTTTGTTTCTGCTTCGATCAGTTCGTCTATTCTGTTTATTGCTTGTTGGCTTTCTATTGAGTCCTCGCTGCTTAAACTATAAATTAAATCTAAACTTACCTTATCGTGTTTCTGTAGTCTTAAATGGTCAATGTGAACGCTTCTTAATACTAACCACATCATACTCCTGTTAATCGTTGTCGTAACTATCTTGTCTATATGATTTAAACGAAGAATCTTTAAATATGTTTCTTGCACGATATCATCAGCAAAAAAGTATTCACCAAAGCTATTGACTACCTTGACCCAATCTTTGTGATGCTTAGTTAATAATGTGAGCTTGTCCATTGATTAATTTCTAATCAAACTTACGATGAAAATCTAATCACGTTGCCAAAAAGTTTTCAACAATAAAAAAGCCACCTGTTAAAGTGGCTCTAAATCGTTTAAGTAGATTTCTCTGCTGACGTAATTGTCTAGCTTGACTACTGTACATAATGTAACGTCTTTTCCCTGCAGGAACTTGTCAATTTGGTATTGGTGGAATCTTCCTGTGTTTGACTTTATCTCTTGCACAATTTGGTTTCGTGTTTTGGTACGAAGCAACATCTCTAATTGCTTTCGCAATCCTCCCTCGTCAACGTACATTAGAACGGTAAGTCGGAATCATCCATTGCATCACTTACTGGTCTTCTTTCCATTGTCTCAGGTGCAACGTAAGGCTCTGAGAATGCTGCAGAAAAGAATGATCCTGCTTTACCTTGCTTAACCCATAACGCAACTTCCATTTCTTTACCATTTACGTTTACCTTTCCTTTGTAGTCGGGGTGGTTATCCGCTTTCTTGTTCGTGTTTTTGAAGATTGCTCCCGTGTTTAACTTGTTTTCCATTTTATATTTATTTAATTGTTTACTTAATTCGTATTTTGCTACTTGTGGTTTGACTACCGTTTCAATAATATGTTCTGCTTTTCGGTTGAACTCATCAACGTCTATCTTCATTGTTCTTGTTGTTTAAAGGTTTTGTTATAGTAATCTTTTGGTGATTCAAATTTAGACTTTCCATTGTGAGCCATTGATTGACCTGAATGAAACCCCTCTTCATTAGCATCTTTTATCTGATTCTCAAATAACTTGTTGGCTTCTGCAATTAATTCGGGAGTGTATAAACTTATTCCTTGTTTATATAACTCATCTATTAACCATTCTACTGCTGTCTTCATTGTTCTTGTTGTTTAGTAATACCTAAATCCTAATTGACTTTGAGCAAGAAAGGTATCTTTTTCCTCATCACTTGATAAACCAAGAGATATACTTTCTCCATAGCACCTACAAGTTGGATTTCCTTCCTCGTTTATTCCAAAAGAAATAAATCCTGCTGAAATAGGATTCATATGTTTAAAATCACTATGTAACATAATTTCACCAAAGACAATAATCTCTTTGTCTTCTGTCTTGATATATTTTGTTTTCATTGTTCTTGTTGTTTAGTTTCATCAACCCATTGTACTCCAAAAAATATCTTCATCATTTTTCTGTGAATCCATTTTGGTTTGTTAGGCATTGCTAATGTTGTGTTTCCTAATTTATACCCGCTAACATTTAATGTTTGATTAGGTACTAGTGTTGTTTCTTTCATTTGTCTTGTTTAAAGGTTATTATTTTAATTACTAAATTGGCTATTAAATGTCCAACTGCACATCCCATTACAAAATAGAATATAGCATTTAATATCTCTCTCATTGCTCTTTAAAGGTTTCGTTGTAGTATTGTTCTCCGTTTTTTAATGTTCTGAAATTATCAAGCACATTCATTCTTTCAATAGTTGTATCAACTGCATCAACTATCTGATTCTTGTTTAGCTCAATTGCCTCTAACCATTCATTGTCTGTTATGTATTCTTTTTCTAACCAAATCTTAAATAATTTTTCTACTGCTGTCTGTTTCATTGTTCTTGTTGTTTAAATTGTATATGCCCAAATACCGATACCAATACCGATTATTATAAGTTCAATTAAACCAATAACAAAAATGGTTAGTATAGATGTGTCTTCATTTCTTTTCATTGTTCTTGTTGTTTAGTTATCATTTCTATTTAGTTTATGTGGTAAAAATTGCCACTTATCCTTTAAAGGTTTCTTCGTTATCTACCCACTCATCCACTATTTCAAGATTCCCACTGAAAGAATATCCAGTAGCTTTTAAAAGTCCTTCAATCATTTGTAAAGCTTCGTCTAGAGTTACATCGTTATGAGGTACTTCGTGGGTGATTTTGTGTTCGTATTGTTCGATTGTTATTTTCATCCGTGTTTATTTAGGCATTGTTTGTTTTACATTTTCTTCATACAATCCGTCTTGTTCCGATTGCTTTACCATTTTAGTTAATAAGCTACCTCTGTATTCGTCTTTGAGTCGCTCCAAGTAAAGCACAAAGTCCATTGCTTCTTCTTGTGCGTGTGTAAGCCATTCTAATGTGCTTAAATCAGTTCTTTCTAGCGTAGTGTTGTACTTGTTTATTCCTGCTTGCGAACGTTCGCTGAATCGACTAAGAACACGCAGAACAATCTTATCCTCTATTTTCTGATTCATATTCATTTTTTAGTTTTTTAATTTGATATATAGCTTCATCTGCTGATATTTTAAACCATTCGTTGTTTTCTGTTCCATAAGTTTCAAAAAAATATCTTTCAATTAAAACTGGATTATCTACTCTTGTACAAAAAACTACTTCAAAATCTCTTAATGGAGATGATACATTATAATTTTTAAGTCTTTTTTCAACGTCTATTGCTCTACCTATTTTTACCCAACCATCCCAAGCAGTATTTGTTATTACATATATCCATCCTTTATAAGGCATAGACTTGTATCTATCTCTGTAGTATTTTTTGTGTTTTTCTCTTACACATTTTAAACAATAACTATGTCTTTCAACAGCAGTTTCTTGATTACATAAAATACATTGCTTCATAAGAAATTAATTAAGGTGTTGTAATATTCTCGGCAAAGCTCTACCTGTTCTTTTATTCTTTCAATGACTGCTTCGTCTTTCTGTACGTAGAATACTTTAACTCTGCGATTCTTTGGAATGTGGCTAAAGATATGTTTCTTTTGGATCTCATCTCTTAGATCTAAACTTTCTTCCATTAGGTTTAACTTCCAGTGAGTTCGTCTAATCTCATCCTCAACCATTAGTTCGGGTGTGTCAACTAAACAGTAACATAGCATTGACTGTTGTTTACCTGTTAGCCACATATATCCTTGAAGTTGGTAGTAATAATCCTTAGTTGGAATCTCAGTCTCAAAAAACGGAAAGGTAGAACCATCCCAAGAGCTTTTAACGTCTAGTAGAACTTGCTCCGTGTTTACATCGGGTGTTCCTGTGATCCAATCGTTCTGAAATGACTCCTCATTCTTGTAAATAAATCCTACATCCAGAACTTCATTAACTAGGTTGATTGATTCGTTCTCTACTTCGTTACCTTTGTCTGTGTAACGTGAACTGAACTCTTTTCTGATTCCATATTTATCCTGTAAGACTAACTCGTGAATGTAAGTCTTTGCAGTCTGTGAAAGCACCTCACTCTTATTGCGAGGTGCTGACATAATTTTTCCTATAGCAGAGCATCTAACTTTCATAGTGCGTTTAGTATATCGATTTGACCTTCTGTTAACGTGAATTTACTCTCTAAAGATTCACGTGTTATCTTTCCTTCCGTTACTGCTTTGACTGCATCTTGGAATCTCTTAGCGTCTAAAGCTTGTTTCTTTGTTTCGCTTTTTACTTGCTCTCCACTTGCATCAGTATCTTTGTCAGTTACTAATCCTAACATTGAACTGATAGCATATCTACGAATGTAAGTGAT